GAACAACTACGATAAAGATCACCTCCCTAAATTGCTACACGTTATACAAAGTTACGATACTGCATTCAGTGCAAAAGAATCTGCAGATTATTCTGCAATTACAACATGGGGAATATTTCAACCTGTAGAAGGATATGAGGATCATATAATTTTATTAGATGCTATCAAGGGAAGATATGACTTTCCTGATTTGAAGAATCTGGCCTTAGAGCAATATCATTATTGGGAACCTGAAACAGTTATCGTTGAGGCCAAAGCATCAGGGCAACCATTGATACATGAGTTAAGACGAGCTGGTATCCCTGTTATAGATTTTGTCCCTGCAAAAGGAAGAGATAAGCATACTAGAATAAATAGCTGTGCACCGGTGTTTGAGTCTGGTATGGTTTGGGCTCCTACAGACGAGAAGTTTGCACAAGACGTTGTTGAAGAATGTGCCGCTTTTCCTAACGGACAATACGATGACTATGTTGATTCTATGACCCAAGCTGTGTTAAGATATCGACAAGGTGGATTTGTTACAACGTACTCGGACGATTGGGACGACCCGCCAATAAAATTTGAAAAAGAATATAAATATTATTAGGAGTTAACATGTTAAAAAACCCAGGTAAAGCAGATTTAGATAAGGACGGAAAACTTTCCGGTTATGAAAAGAAAAGAGGAAAAGCAATTGAAAAAGCCATGGGTGCTAAAAGAGGGAAGTTTGCAGAAAAAAGAAAAAAATTTGGCCCAAGATCTGAGTTTGGTGAATACAATAAAATGAGAGACATGTTTGATAAACAGAAAAAAATGCAACAAAGAAAAAAAGATATGGAAAAAGATAAACAAAAAATTTCAGAAAAGAAAAAAGGTATTGCAGTTAAATCTGGAGGTATGATGAAATACAATAAAGGTGGTGGTGCTGATACAGGCAAAATAGGTGAACTAAAAAGTAAACTTGGTGTTCTAAGTGATAAAGTTAAAAGAACAAATAAAATGTTAAAAAAAAGAAGACCAAAACTTCAAGCACCTGAAAGAGGTCCAATGAAACCTTTAAAAGCTAAAGAAGGTAAAGTTGTAAACGATCCAAGAACTAGAGACGAAAGAGTTAAAAAAGCTTTTCCTAAGAAAAGTCCAGGAGGAAGAGCAGTTATATCTACTATTGGTTCTCAAAACCCAATGAAAAGAGATAGACTCTTTGAAGGTTCAAAAGCAAGAAGAAGAAAAAGTATTAAAGAATTTGTAAAAAGATTAAGAGATGCTGGAAGATCATTAACTCCTGGAGGAGCTGCAGGTCCTATTGCTAGAAAAATAGGTAAAAAGATTTCTAAAAAAATGGGTGGTGGTATGATGATGAAGCCTATGGGTTATAAATCAGGAACATCAGTTATGGCTAGAGGTTGTAAACTTGGCAGAAAAAAAGCAACTAAAATAATGTAGTTGATATTCAGCCATGACAAGGCTAAAAGGATAAAAATATATGGCTGTTGAAAAAAACGAAACTACTGTCGAAGAAGAATTAAAAGCTACAGATCCTGACAATAACGAGGTTGAAGAGGAATTAGAAGTTTCTGTTGAAGGAGAAGAGCCTGAAGAAGAATTAAGACCTCAAGACGATTTTAATGCTAATCTTGCAGAGTCGATGGACGAGAGAACATTATCTCGTATGGCCAGTGAATTAGTTCAAGATTATAAAAAAGACAAAGAATCTAGAAAAGAATGGGAAGACGCTTATATAAAAGGTTTAGATCTTTTAGGTGTTAAGTATAGAGAAGTAAGTAGACCATTTAAAGGAGCTTCCAATGTCACTCATCCGTTGTTAGCGGAAAGTGTTACACAATTCCAAGCTCAAGCATATAAAGAATTAGTACCTAGCGATGGCCCAGTTAGAACACAAATAGTAGGATTACAAACTCCGCCAATCGAACAACAAGCAGACAGAGTAAAAGATTACATGAACTACATGCTCATGGAAAAAATGGAGGAATATACAACTGACATGGATCAGATGTTATTTTATTTACCATTGTCCGGTAGCACTTTTAAAAAAATCTATTACGATGAATTAATGCAACGGCCTGTATCTAAATTTATTCCAGCAGAAGATTTAGTGGTGCCATATTATGCGTCTGATCTTAAAGATACAGATAGAATTACTCACGTACAACGGCTAACGGAAAACGAAGTCGTGAAACAAATGGCGGCAGGATTTTATCGTGAGGTAGAATTAACAGGATCAGTAGATGACACAGATGAAGTTCAGAAAAAAATTAATGAATTAGAAGGTGTTAAAAAAGCGGGTAGTGATGATCTTCACACTATCTTAGAAATGCACGTTGATTTACATTTAGATGATTACGAAAAGTTTGATTCTCGTGCACAAAGTATAAAAATTCCCTACGTGGTCACCATTGACGAAGGCAGTGGTGAAATATTATCAATCTATAGAAACTATAGACCAGACGATCCAACATACAAACGAATAGAATATTTTGTTCACTACAAATTTTTACCTGGTTTAGGTTTTTATGGCTTTGGCCTTACACATATGATTGGTGGTTTGTCTCAAGCGGCTACACAATCACTAAGACAATTGATAGATGCAGGTACTTTAAAAAATTTACCAGCAGGATTTAAGTCTAGAGGTATCCGAGTAAGAGATGATGACCAACCAATACAGCCTGGAGAGTTCAGAGATGTGGATGCACCGGGTGGAAATATCAGAGAACAGTTTTTTAACTTACCATTTACTGAACCATCAGTAACTTTATTTAACCTTTTAGGTTTTTTGGTACAAGCAGGACAGAAATTTGCAGCAATAACTGATAACAATATTGGAAACGATGCTCAAAACAGAGCAGTAGGCACAACTGTGGCCATGATGGAGCGTGGTTCAAGAGTAATGAGTGGTGTTCATAAGCGTTGTTACTATGCAATGAAGATAGAATTTAAAATTTTAGCAAGAATTATGGCTGAATCGCTTCCACCAGAGTACCCATATGACGTTTATGGTGGTCCAAGATTTATAAAAGCGTTAGATTTTGACAATCGTGTTGACATTTTACCGGTTGCAGACCCAAATATTATGAGTATGGCACAAAGAGTGATGCTTGCACAGACACAATTGCAAGTAGCAAGCTCAAATCCAGCTTTACACAACATTCATGAAGCATATAGACGTGTTTATGAGGCGTTAGGTACAAAACAAATAGAAGCTTTGTTAAAACCACCGCCAAAACCACCAGAACCCATGGATCCTGCTAAAGAAAATGCACGTGCATTACAAATGCAACTGCTAACAGCGTTTGAATTTCAAGATCATGATGCACATATTGCTGCTCACATGGCATTTATGCAATCAAGAATGGTTCAGATTAATCCATCTGTTTATGCTTTGTTACAATCACACATATCTGATCACATTTCTTTCAAAGCTAAGTTAGAAGTGCGAGAACAATTGATGGCAGACCCTAACATGGCCGCATTAGCACAACAAGACCCGCAACAATTTCAAATTCAGTTTGATAAAGCAGTTGCAACTGCAGTTGCAGAGATAACTGAACAATTAGTTAGAGGTGAGATGCAAGCACAAGCTGGTAAACAAGATCCTTTGGTTAGATTAAAACAACAAGAGATAGATTTAAGAGCTATGGATTTACAAAGAAAAGCTGCAGAAACAAAAATGAAAGCAGAAATGGATATGCAACAAGAAGCAGCTAAACTAAATTTTCAATATGATAAACTTTCGGAGCAAGCTGCACAATCAGACGAGAGATTAGAAGTAGCTAGAGAAAAAATTGCAAAAAAATAAAGATCCAAAAGTAGGCACAGGTAAAAAACCGAGAGGTTCTGGAAGAAGACTCTATACCGATGAGAATCCTAGAGATACAGTGAGGATAAAATTTGCAACACCAGCTGATGCGAGTGCAACAGTTGCAAAAGTAAAAAGAATTAACAAACCATTTGCAAGGAAGATACAGATCTTAACAGTAGGTGAACAACGTGCTAAAGTGATGGGTAAAT